AGAAAAAACTATTATTTTTTACATAAAAATAACCACGTGCCTTATTTTTGTTTGTGGTTGAATCACCACAAAATTTACATCTACAATTTGCTAACTTATCACTTTTCCATTTAAATTTTTCAAAGTGACCAGATATTAAATTAATATATTTTTTATCAACAAATATTGACATCAGAAATTCCATTCAGAAACATTTGTTTTATTCAATGATGGCTTTTTTGGTTTTTCTATAAAGAAAGTATCAGGAGTTTCTTTTTTCTTCATTACAACAGCTGTTGATTTTTCAACATCAAACAATTTCATCTTTGGTCGATTGATTCCAATGATAAATTTACGATTCTGATAAGTATCATTATAACGGTTCTTTAATTGTTTTACCATTACTTGATTCATTTCTTCTAGTTCTTCTGTGCTAATTAAAGCAAACATAAAATCTGCTGTTGCTGGAAGACCAAAAGATTCAGAAGTATTTGTAAGATCAGGATCACTGTTAGAATAACCATCACGATTTGTCTGTGTAGCCGTAAATAACGGTACATTATACTCAACTGCAATACCACGTAATTCTTCAGCAATTGCTTTTACATAAGTATAAGAATTTACATTAGAACCACCCTTGATTCGTGATGACGCACAAATATTTAAGTAATCAATAAATATAACATCTGGTTTAAATTTTTTCTTTAACCAAAGTTCATCCAATAGAAATCTAAAATGATTTGCACTTGCGGTTGCTGTTGGATATTCTTTAATAATTAATTTACCCTTAAACCCAGAACAAGCATTCTGAATTTTCTTCTCATAAAGTTGTAATGGTAGGGTTTTTAATTCGTCCATAGTAATATCAAGAATATTTGCGTCAATTCGTTCTGCAATCTTTTCTTCTGACATTTCACATGTGATATACAACACATTTTGATGATTCTTCAGACAATTAGCAGCATGGTGACACAAGAACAATGATTTACCCACACCAGTTCCTGCCATGACGACAGATAGTGTTTTTGAAGGCATACCACCCCGTGTGATCATATTAAAATATTCTAGATCAAATGCAATTCGTTTTTCTTCTGTGTGATAAAAATCAAATCGCTTTCCATAATCCTCATAATAATCATGACCAATATGAGAATCAAAAGATACTGCCAGTGCTTTCGAGAGAATATCTGGGATAGCCGTTTTAGGTGTTTCCTTTTTCCCATCGATGATATGGATAGATTCCATGATCGCATTATAGACTGCCTTCTCTTTACAGAAGTTTTCTGTCTCTTCATACAACCATGTTAAATCAGACTCTTCTCTTGTTTGATCAATTTCATATATCAATTCAAGAATCTTATCATGATCATCTTCATTCAATGACTTATTCTTATCTACAATAACCAACAAAGCATCCTTTGATGGCAAATTATTATATTGCAGAATGAATTCTGTAATGATTCCAAATAGAATTTTATCTATACGATTGTGAAAATAATCTTTAGATAAAAATGGAGTAATCTTTCGTGAATATACTTCATTTTTAATTAGATTATGTAAGATGATTTTTTCAAAGTTCACTTGAGCCATATTTAAATTCTTTACTTGCTGCTTTTTCCAATTTTTCTAGAACTTCTTTTGTGAAATACTTTTCTGGATTTTCGTAGATGTTCTTTTCAAATGCAGTGCTTCCATCTGGTAGTGTAATACGAGTACTTGTCTTTGTAAAGACACCAGATTCAAGAGCAAGGTCAACTAATCCATAATAACGATCAAGACCAGTTTCGTAATTCAGTTTAACCGAAACAGTTTTATTTTCTTTAGTGAAGCGTGATTTATACAACTTACAATTAATGATATTACCAACAATATCACCTTCACTATCCTTATCCTTCTTCTTACTCAAATATACAATTGTTGATGCAGCATACTTAAGACCTGTACCACCACCCATTTCAGAGGTAGGAACATAAGCACCCACGATGGAGTACGTATGATTAGTCATAATCATTGGAATCTTTGCCTTTCCAAGTTTTAGAGTCAAGACTCGGAAAGTAGACTTGATAACTTGAGCACGTGTCATATCACGAACTTCTTTACCTTCTGTTGTATCATTGATTTCTTTAGAGGTTGACAACATACCAAGAGAATCAAGAACAATCATCATAGGCTTCCTATTAGATTCTTCTTCATTCAAATAATCATCTACGATTTTAATTGATTGGAATCTAAATTCTTCGATTGTTGCTACAGGAAATACAGCAACACGTTTAGGATCAACACCACGACTCTTGAACATATCAGATGTCACTGCTTGTTCTGTATCAAAGTATACTACAACGCCTTCAGGATTATCTTGAAGGAACTTTGAAAGAATACCGATGGTAAAATAAGTTTTACCAGTGGCGGCTTCTCCTGCCAATGCTACGATTTTGTTGTTTGCCATACCACCATAAAGTGATCCTGACAGAAGTGCATTTAGCATCATACTACCAGTATCAGTGAAACCAGTAACATCGCTTCCATCAAGACCATCATCAACGATAGATGCGAATTTATTACCAGAAGATTTAATCATTTTGCTTAAAAAATCAGACATGTTTTACCTCATATAAAAAGTGATTCTAGAGTGTTTGTTTTTTCTGCCTTCCATCCAATGATATCTAGAATCTTTATCAGTGGATCAAGAAATGCTTTTTCAAATTGTTTTTCACGATCAATAAATTTGTCAAGATCAAACTCTTTTGGCATTTTATTCGGGAATCCAATTACACAATCTTCTCCCTGTGTTCCTGCCAATGGATTGGGCTTTTTAAGATATACAAATTTAATCTTTTCACCTTCTGAAATTTTAGTATATTTCATACTCAATTTCATTTCCTTGATGTAATGATTATACAACAAAGCAGCCTTTACCTGAATAGGAGTCTTCAATTTATAAATTTGAGAAGAATCTCTATACTTATCAAGTCCATTTACACTACGTGGAAAAGAAATTTCCTCTACACTCATTTTCATGAATTTAGATTTGAATTTTGCAACAAAGTCAATCAATTCATTTTCATCTTTGTTGAGAATAATGCTGATGGCATTCTTTAATTCTTTACGAACAACCTCTGGAGTAGATGATCGTGAAGTTTCAATTCCCATGATTTTTTGTTTAGGTTGACTATAACGAACGCCTTCTGAATCCCAGACATTTAACATATATCTCTTTTTTGCAGTCCATACACCCTTGTCTGCAATAACTTCTCTTGCCATAACAATTCTATTTTCAAATGCATTCATCATATTTGCTAGACTGTCGAACTGCTTTTCAATATATGGCAAAATGATATTTTTAGATGATGAATCAATATAATCAATTTTTTCTATAATTGATTTATTAGATGCATATTGATTTACGACATCATCAATTTTAAGATAAATTGAATCTGTGTCTGATGCAATGATAAAATCCTTATTATCTGAATTAGTTACTTTATTAATTAATTCATTTAATCTATTTCCAATCCATTGAATAGACAATTGGCCTGACAATGTGATTGCCTCGGCCAAATCAGTATTATAGAATCTAAAATACGCATTACCAATAGCACCGTAAGCTGAATTCAATTGAATTTTACGGACTAACTGAAAATTATGATACTTTGAAATATCTAATTCTGTTTTATGCTTCAATGATAACAATTCATTATCACTCAATTTTGAAAGATCGTTCATTGTTACTTCCATATTTTTCTTGATCTTCTTTAATTATTTTTGGCGTTACTTTTTTAACATCATAAATCTTAGGATTTACTGTATGTTTCTTACGCCAATCATCTGCTTCATCAGCACTATTCCAAATACATATAGACTTATCTGATTCCCTGAGCCAATCTTCTTCTTTCGAGGTATTGGTAAAATGCAGACCATATTTCATGTCTGCATTATATCAGAATTAATTGTGGTGTCAATTATTTTATTAAAATCATGGGCCAGTTGGATTTAATTTTTTATCATATATTTCTATGATTCGTTCTTTTCTGGCAAGTTCAAAATCATGATCTGTCATCATGTCAATCAATTCATTGATATTAACCTTTGGTGTCCAAGCTAATTTACTTTTAGCTTTAGTTGAATCTCCCAATAATTGATCTACTTCTGCTGGACGATAATATTTTTCATCAACTTCAACATAATCCAAATAATTCATACTATATCTTGCAAAAGCTTTTTGACAGAATTCTCTTACGGTAATCATCTTACCAGTTGCAACAACATAATCATCTGGTTTATCTTGCTGTAGCATCAGCCACATGGCTTCAACATAATCTCCAGCAAATCCCCAATCACGATATGCATCTAAATTACCAAGATATAGTTTCTTTTGTAATCCTTGATAAATTCTACCAACTGCTCTTGTGATTTTTCTTGTTACGAATGTTTCTCCTCTACGCGGACTTTCGTGGTTAAACAAAATTCCACATGAAGCATGTAGATCATAACTTTCACGATAATTCACAGTGAGATAATGTGCATAAGCTTTTGCACATCCATACGGTGAACGAGGATAAAACGGTGTTGTTTCTTTTTGAGGAACTTCTTGAACCTTACCATACATCTCCGAACTGCTGGCCTGATAATATCGAATCTTTTTACCAGTTTGTTCTTCAAATGTTCGTATGGCTTCTAAAAGATTTAATGTTCCGATTCCAGTTGTCTCTCCAGTAAATACTGGCATATCGAATGAAACTTTAACATGGCTTTGAGCACCAAGATTATAAATTTCATCTGGAGAATATTTTGTTATAATTTTTTGAAGACTATTGAAGTCTGTCAAATCACCAAAATGTAAAAATAATTTTTTATTATAAATTTCTGGATCATTTATAAGATGATCGATTCTTCCAGTATTAAAAGAAGAAGATCTTCGAATAATACCATGAACCTCATATCCCTTGGATATCAATAATTGACTTAGATATGATCCATCCTGTCCACAAATTCCAGTAATCAGTGCCACTTTACTCATATTAAATATTCCTTATAATTTAAATTTTAGTATTATTACATACTAATGTCAATATTTATCTTACCATTTTTTGTCTTTAATTTCTTGGATACAAAATCATAGACTAATTCTAATGTTTTCAACCCAATAAATCCCATTATAAATGCAGCACCGTATTTACCATTATTCTGTATGGATTCTGGCATGAAATGAAGAGCAATTGGTGTCAAATAGTTGGCGCATAATGCTCCAGCAAATATAGAAGTTATTGCCCTTCCAGGAGTCTGATTTTTTGCTGTTAATGCTAAAATTAACGCACCAAAAAATCCTGCCATCATAAGACCAAGATCTATACCAATTCCTAAAAAATTATCAGTATTATTGCTTTGTCCCTGCATTTATGGTTCCTTATATTCAGTTATACTTAACACATCTTATATAAGGTTTACTAATATATTTATAATTTGAAATATTGCATGACCAATCCAATAACAATATACTGCGGTTGGTCCCCCTAAGACCACAAGACCTATGAATTCATCTAAATCCCAAGACCTATCGGGTGATTTCATTTATTTCTTTTTCCAAACGATGTTTTTGAAACTATCCTTTTTGCCAGAAACAGTCACATCATCGGTTGGAATCTTTAAATTCGTATTGTCAATACTTCCAGTTCTATTGACTGTTCTATTTCCGATCATTGTTCTAGAAGCAACTGCTGTCCCATCTGGTCCTGTTTTTGTTACTTTAAACTTAGATGTGCTGGGAACATCACGCACAAGAGTATCGACCACTTCTCTGTCCTTTGTATCGAAGAATCCGCGGTGTATGTGTCTTGCATTTTCTCCTGCTTTCATCGCACCAGTTCTTATCAGTTCCGATGTTCTTGTTTCGTCACCAGATTTTTCAACGGTCTTTGATGTTTGTGAACTATTTGGCACAGGATCGTGTCTCATGGCTCCTGCTTGAAGCCCACCGATTATTGCTAATCCTAGCATTGTTTTTGCAAGTTTATTTTCTTCCAGTTCTTCTTGCTCTTTGATAAATTGCTTAAATGTTTTCATATCTTTTTCTTTAATTCAAGTATTCGTCCAACTAAAGTTCCAACCCAGAAACTAAGAGCAAGTGGTAAAAAGAATAATGTGAATATTATCAGTTCCATATGTTTTGTGGATATCCTTGAATTGCTGTTATCATATTTTGAATCCATATTCTCTTTACATTTGCTCTAGACTCATCAGAATCAAAGGAGCATGGAGAAATATGAACTTGCTTGTATTTTCTTAGTTTTTCTGTAACTTTTCTTCCAGGTTCTACCGAATAACCAACGATCTTTCCAGTATTTAGTGCCGATATTATTGAATCAGAATCCACAATAATATCAGTTGCAAGATTGACTAATATTGTACCTTTACATAGGTTTAATAATTTAGAATCAATAAATCCTATATTGTTATTGGTGGTTCTTGGTAAAAGAGCAGGAATATGAATGCTAATGACATCAGCCTGACTGAATATTTTTTCAAGTGAAGTATTCTCTGACTGAGATGATTTTATATCATTGAACAATACTTTCATTCCTATTCCAGACAACATCTCTCCAAGTGCCGAACCTATATGACCCTGGCCTATGATCCCTGCGATCTTTCCATGCAGATTCAGGGTTTTATTGCAATTTTCATCATTCGCATAAGAATTATGTCTTTGCTTGGCATGAAGCATAATTTCACACAAAGCAGATTCAGCAACACTTCGTGTCACCGCATTTGGACTAGTCTGGAGAAATATTCCTTTTTGTCTTGCTAAGTGTGGACTAAAAAAATCACCATCGGTCATATCAACATTGATACCTTTGAGATTTTTGATACCAGGATGGTTGTAGAACTTCTCTGTCAATTTATCCATCTTATTTGGATCGGGAAATGGAAGAAAATCCATATTTAACATCAAATAATCATATCCTTCACACTTCTCTGCCAATTTCTCCTCTGTCATTGAATCTAATGTTATGACATCAATATCAGAAAGTTGTTTCAATTGTGCTAAATCGTTTGGTTTAATTTTCCAGATATCGTTTATCATACTGGTCTTACCAATAAATAAAACTTTGGGTTTCTTAATATTTAAGACTTCTGTTAAATACGATTTTGATACAGAGTGAATCCAATTCATACTAATATTTATAATATATAATAATATGGAATCATTTAAAAATCGTTTGAAAAAACAAATATACAGATCATTATATGAAGAAAATGAAGTAGAAAATATTCATAATATGATTAAATCTCATGGTATAAGGTTGAATTCTATGGCAATTGGACCCCATGGTGATGGTGATCCAGAATCAGAATCTAGTATGTTATTTTGGGATACACATAAAAATAAACTTCGTAATACTGATACACATTTAGCTAAAGCAGCATATCTTCTTCACGATGCATCTATAAATTCTTCAGATGAGGAATTAAAAAGATCATTACATGATATGTCTACAAAAATAATTGATAATCATTTAAATCATCTTACAGGAAGAGTAGATCCCAACCATCCTATTATAAGAAAAGCAAATGAAAGAAATAATATAATCAGATCACAAATATACTAACCACCCACCATTGCTGGTAGGTCGTCATTAGATCAAAATTAACATTCTTATTTATTCATCTTTTCCCTTACCCCAACCATTCACAGAATTAATATTACATCGTGTACAATCAAATTGATTTTTACTGACACATCCACAAGCTTCACAAGTATTTTTACTGATCTGTTCCGCAAATCTTACCATTCCACGAAACATTGTACTGCCACCATGAAAATAGAATCTGAGTGATCCATATTTTTCTTTGATCTGGTCAATCACGATTTTATCTTCAATATTGCACTTCTCATTCCATACGTCTGCTTCATGTAGAAGAGTTTCAATAATAGGAATCCAACCAATTCCATTTAATTCAAGATATGGAATTTTAATATTCTTATATTGCTTCTCAAGACGCTCTTGTTGTGCTAATAGTTCCATACATTTTCCATATTTGTCAAAAACTCTATTCTTGGCATCATCAAAATCAATCGGCTCCATTTGTTACGGAATCCCAATCAATAGAGTGTTTAGTCTCATCATTTTTCTTTACCTTTTTCTTTTTCTTTTTCCCAAATATACGATCCCAGTTCTCTGACCATTTTTTATAATCTACTGGTCTTCGTGAATCGCCTTTTCCCGCCGAATGAATTCTTGAATCTTTCATGGATTTTGATCTTTATACATTCTTTCTACCCACGATAATGGTAATTGTTGTTCGATATCACGTTTATCTTCACCGATATCTCTACCAAACAACCAGCAATCATCATGCTCAATATTTATTCGTGTGATCTCGTATAGACCAGAATCATCTTCATCATTGAGATAAACCTGATCACCGATCTTCAATGTAGTTGATTTAGTTCTCTTCATTTAAATACTCTAGTGGGATTCGAACCCACATACTCCAATCGGAGATAATCCCATTATATCATAGAGTACGATTCTAATATCAGTGGATGATGAAGGACTTGCACCTACGAAGTCTAAAGACAGGAGATTTACAGTCTCCCCCCGTTGCTGCTTGGGTAATCATCCCTTAATTTCTACTATTGTCGTAATAGTTACGAAGATCATCAAACTTATAATAAAGATCAATGTAAGCCTTACGAGCAATATTATACTTATCAATATTCTTCATGTCAACATCTACAAAATCTTTTAATTCTTTCATGTCACCAAGCAATTCAACAACTTCTTTATTGAATTCTTTCATTTTATGCAGCATATAATTTACATCACCAGAAAGATTTTCAAAAGCCTCATTTATATTTTCAGGATTTGTATTTTCGTAATCTGTAATGTCTGCCATATGATACCTCATGAATGTTCTATTCTATGACAATTAGCACAGACAACCACGCATTTTTTAATTTCTTCTTCAAGAATATTTGCTGGTACTCCTGAACGTGCTATACGGGAGATATTATGCTTTTTGTCTTGTAGATGATGGAATTCTAACGCGGCTGGGTGTAAATTATAACCACATTTAGAACAGCCTCGTTCTGTTTTGATCTTTGCAATATATTCGCAATTCTTTTTTGCTTGCTTTAGATCTTTTTTCATAGATTAAACATCTATGATTATTTATAATAGTCCATTCTCTTCATCGAAGCGAGTGATCGCTTCCAGAGCGTATTTGCTTACTTGACTACGAAGTTCCACAATCTCAGCATATGCCTCTGAAATTGTACGAATTACATCGGGTGGAAGATCTTGCCTTTTGGTCAGAACGCGAAGTTCATAGGCAATATCTTTCATCGTCGCCGCCTTCCAACCGCACCAGCAATCGCAAGCAGGGCAAGTGCCGATGGTGCAGGAACCACCGTGTAGTTGAGATTATCGATAGCGAGATGGGAACTAAATGTGTTGGTGTAGATTTTGATCTCTGTGATGTTGTTAAGCGGACCAGGATATCCAGAGGAGATGTTTAGTTTTACCCGCTGTGCTGCTGTGAGTTGTGTAGTATAAGTAAACACACCCTCTCCGTATCGGTATCCCTCTATAACTACTGCGGTCGAATTCCAAACCGATGTGACTTCAATGCTGTTGAGAATCCAAAGATCATCACGACGAATGCGGTAGTTCTTGTTCTGCTCAGAACCCCACGGGGTGAACAAAGCACGATCCCCGATGATTCCCTCATCGTATCCTGCGTATCCCCCACCACCAACGAGATCGTAGTATGCCCATTGGAAGTTGCCTTGGGAAGATGAACTTGTGAAGTGGAATCCCTCGTATGAGGAGAGGTAATCCCAATAGAATCCCGTGGTAGCGGAACTCATACTAGGAGTTGTTGGAGCAGGAAGATTCTCAAAGGTGCAGAGAGTCCCAGTTCCGTGTGCTGCCGTTGCGATAAATGCTGTTGCGATTAGTGTCTTCATTGTGTGTTCTCCTTGTAGCAGTCCCATCCTCGTAGTTCTGCGGTTTCCTTGAGCGTGTGATAAGTTTTCTTTGTATATTTACAAACAAGTCGTCTTGCTTGATCACGTTCCTTAATCAACTCCTCACATTTATCTGCGAGGATTTCAATGTTTTCAATGAGTTCTTCTTTTTTCATTTCTTTTTTCCAAGACTAAATACAAAAACTAAAGTATCCCACAGTAAAAAACATAAACTTGCTGCTAATGCTCCAATACACAATCCAATGTATACTAGAGGATAAAGAACATAGTCTTCAAAAAAGTATTTCATTTTTCGTGTCTGCATAGAATTATACCACTTCCATCACCTTTGTCAATCAGATAGTTGAGATTTGCTTCATCAGTCCAACAACCGCAGTTGAGATAATGAATCTTACCGATCATCTTATCGGCTGGTTCGTGAATATGACCGCAAATTACTCCATCATATCCATGCTTCTCTGCGTATTCTGAAAGATGCTTTTCAAAGTTTCCAATGAACATTGTTGCCTTCTTAAACTTCACCTTCACATACTTGGAAAGTGAAGAATATTGAAGACCCATCTTTTTACGTACCCAGTTATACCATTCATTGATGTCAATTAACCATTCATATCCAAAATCACCGATCTTAGATAAGAATGTTCCGATTTTGTATTTACATACCAAGTCAAACTGATGACCGTGAAGAACTAGGTATCTTCTTCCATCAGATGCTGTATAGTCACATCTTTCGTGCAGATGAACTCCACCGAAAGATTTTGACTCAGAAAAACGATGCATAAACTCATCGTGGTTTCCCCAAATATAATGGACTTCTCCGTGTTTTGATTTCTTGAGTAAGCGACGAATACAATCTACATGATGGGTCTGAGTTTCAATATCCATCTTGAATGCCTGATTGAAACGCCAAATATCAATGATATCACCCACCAAATAAAGACAAGAACTCTCATCCTTTTTAATAAATTCAGATAAGAGTTTTGCTTTACATTTGTTAGATGCTATGTGAAGGTCTGATATAAAAAGTGTTTGCTTCATTTTTCACTTTCTAATGGGATTAGTGGGACTCGAACCCACAAGGTCTATTGACCGACAGATTTTAAGTCTGTTGCGTATACCAATTCCGCCACAATCCCCAATTATCTCAATCTCGCTCAAGGTATTCACAATAAGAATACATTGCAATACCACTTGCTGTTCCTACATTCAAACTTCTCACACTTCCATACTGCTTAATATACAGGATATCGTCACACATGTCAAGCAGAAGTTTTGGAATTCCATCCTTTTCCTGGCCAAAAATCATGAGAATGTGTTCATGCTTTGGCCATGCATAATGATTGATTGGCATGGCATTCTGAACATTATCGATACCAATAATCCTAACACTTCCTACTCGCTTCTCAAGAGCCTTAACTTCTTCAATTACATCACAAATAGTCTTAACATGCTTGAAGTGAGTATAGTTATGAGTACCTACAGTACCACGACGATCATATTGCTTCTTTCCATAGATCCATACCTCATTTGCCAAAAATGCATTTGAATTACGAATCGCTGTTGCAATATTAAAATCATTCTCAACATTGCTGCAAAGTACAGTAAAGTTCTTTCGCTTTGTATCAAGATCACCAATGATCGCGTTTACTTCCCAATTCTTATAGTAATCAATCACGTTCATGTGAGTATTATATCCTGATTATTTAGACTTGCAAGCCCCTTTTCTTCAATTCGTTATTAATTGCTTCTAGATCTTTCTTGGCTTCAATCATCTTATCTTTGAATTGTTTGCGTTCTTTATACATCTTATCCATGAGTTCTGGAAGAAACCCACGTTTTTTATTTGTATAAAGTGTTCCATTTGCCGCAATAGAACAATTTACTTTCTTTGCCTCATCAAAGCATTTGAATGTTTCTGAATTTTTGTTCTTATTCAAGATATCTTGAATATTAATTTTTCCTTTGAAATTCTTGTTTTGTAAAGTTTCTGGAGAAATATTAAAATGAATTATTAGAGAAGGATATAGGGAATTAACGTCATATGAGACTACCCAATCGTGCATTCCTACCAATGGCTCTTTTACATATGCTCCTGCATATTGTTCATCTTTTACATTATTCTTTTTTGGTGGAATAATGATGCCGTTCTTCTTGAGATAATTATAAATGATAACATCCCATGTTCTGACTTGAGAAAATACATCATTATAATTTACACCAGCAGAATATGCCAATGCAACAGCTAGTTCAATAAGACGAAGCTTTTCTTCAAGACGTTCAACAAGTTCAACGTCTTTGATATTATACTCAATAAACTTCTGAAAATTCTTCTTATAAAAGTCACTCATATTTTCATATTCAGAATATGAAATCTTTCGTTCACCCAATTCAACATAAGCAATATGATCAAGTTTATATGATTCTTGATTTACATAAGTGAATGTTCGATAAAGTTCATAGTAATCCAGAATAGAAATTCCAACAATATCATAGACGACCTTATCT